CGGTGGTTATAGCTCAGTTGGTTAGAGCGACGGATTGTGGTTCCGTAGGTCGCGGGTTCGAATCCCGTTTTCCACCCACTAACAACGTAAATCGCTAATATGAAGCGTTTTACAAAATGTAAATTTCTGAAATAAATCTCTATAGTAATAAATAGAGATTTTTCACCAGTATAATTCTCTCAATGCGCGTAAAAAGGAAGGGAATTATATTATGGGGAGAAGAAAAAAAGAGATCACCTGGCCGCATGTGAATAACTGCAAAGGCAACATGAAAAAACAATGGTACGTTGAATTCGTGCTTACTCATCCGATTTCAGGAGAAAAAATTCAAAAAAGAATTTACGAAGGTTTCAATGAACTTACTACATACTACGAACGTATGGAACTGGCCGATAAGTATATTGATGAATGGACGAATAAAATTGAGTCGGGATGGCGGCCGTGGGCAGAATTAAAACCTTTCAGCGATGAATTAGCGTATAAAAACAGCCAAACATTTTCTCCCGGGCTTTCTACCGAAAAATCATATATAAAACCTATGATTAGCGACTATCTGAAGCATAAAACACCAGAAGTAAACAAATCCACATTGGATGATTATCGTTCAAAGCTACGCCAATTCTGCTTTTACCTTGAATCGGAGAAGTGCGAAAATAGAGAACTGTCATTTTATGACAATGATTTCATGGTTGCATTTTTGAGAAAACTGCACGATAAAGGAATGTCGCGTGCAACGGTGACAAAGTACCGGCAAGTACTGAGCGAACTATTTAAATTCATTCGTAAAATAAAAAAAATAAAAATCGATGATCCATTTGACGTAGATATTCCCCGATTAGGTAAAATTGTTGATATGTCTCCGGCTTCAATACCGGAAAGAATTCGAGAAATGTTCAGACGGGAATGTGAACAAGACGATCCTCAATTATGGCTTGCAATCAACTTTGTTTATTTTACAGCTATCCGACCACGCGCAGAATTGCGTTTTTTAAAAATAAAAAATATCAACTTCAGTGCACAATGTGTAACGGTTATTAATGAACTGTCTAAAAATAATCGAACCGAAACTATTGATATTCCTGATCATCTATACAATCTCATTGTGGATGTTTGGAAACTACATTTGAAGGATGGTGAGTTATATGTTTTCGGGAAAAACGGACAACCAGGTCCGGATCCGTTAGGAAAAAACACACTCGGTTATCGATTTGTAAAAGTAAGGGAACGGCTTGGGTTGCCAAGTGATGTAAAACTATACAGTTTCAAACATTCAAGTTCCCAGGAACTCGTAATAAATAATGCTAATATTTTTGACATTCAAGCCCACATGCGACATAAGAACCTGGAAACAACGGTCGAATATTTGAAAAAACGTTTCGGTAACCGTAATACGTATCTGAAGAAAAATTTTCCAGGGATTTAAACTCAGGCAAAGAGAACGGCTGCCATTTCCCGTTGCTAAACTATACTTATTCCAAGAGGACAGTATAATCAGGAATGACAGCCGTTATAAATCGGTAGTAAAGATACAATTTATTCGTAAAGATTAAAAATCCCCTTGAAATATAAATATAGTTTAGCGTTTACAATATATGGATTTAAATACTTAAAAAAAAACATTTTAACATAAAAAACACGGAAAGAAAAAAGTAAAAACTAAGATTAAAAAAGATTATAATCCTCTATGTATCCCTATTTAAACTATATTTTCAAATGATTTCATTTATCGAATATAACATTTTTGTAAAAAAAAATTAACTTTGTCATATTGATAATTGATGAAGTCTTTAAATATCCAAAATAATTATTTTCATGAAAATATATAAATATCAGCCTGTCAATATTAATTTATTAAACAGTTTAAGAACTCAAATGAACTGGTATTCTAAGCTATCCTACTTAAATGATCCTCATGAATGTTTTTTCATTGATAACACTGGAACAAGCATTTATAAAAATTTCATTTCAACACTGTGTGTTTGTTGTTTTTCCAAAAACATGGATAATCTTTTAATGTGGTCGCATTATGCTGACAGCCACAGAGGTGTTTGTTTAGAATGGGAAGTAGATGAAAAACAGGTTGAACGTCTATTACACAATGTAAAATATGAGAATAATTTAACAATTATAAATAAAGTTGAAAGATATGAATCAGGGCATTTATTATTGGATTCTAATACAAATGCAAAGTTCTTATTACAAAAATTCAAGGTTTGGGAATATGAAGAGGAGTTAAGGGTATATAGAATTTGTGAGAATATTTATAAGAAAGGTGAACTAAACCCTTATTTGGGTAATCTTACAAGAATATTTTTTGGTAAAAATGCAAACACTTTAGATATTGAGTTAGTTAAACATAATGTCCGGCATATATCTAATATTGAATTTAAAAATGTTCATTTGGATACAAGTACTATGAAAATGAGTTTTTAGGAATACCAGAATTTGCGTTACATGAAAAATTACGATAATCCAGAAACAAAGGGAATGCTTTTACATTCCCTTTTAAACTTGGTTTAAACGTCATAAAAAAAGGTTCAAATAGTCGCCTAAAAGCATAATTTGAGCAAGTAATTTTTCCATTCCTTACTTATTTTTCCATTCAAATAAATATCCCCCTCCAATCGCTATTCTATCATCGAACACGCCAGAAAAATTACTACTCCCTTTTGAAAAATATTGCCATGTAGCCCCGCCATCAAGAGAAATCGCCATACCTCCTAATTGGTAATAACCTAATATCACTCCATTCCACTCGTACATCCATATAGCTGGCTCAGGTATGTCCGCCACACATTCAAACTTAGTCCAGTCGTCTATGTCGGATAGCTTGCCACGCCAAATACCATTGGATGACCTTAATGGCAAACCTGTAGTTCTACCATCTACAGAATACACCCCAAGATTTTTATTTGAAGTGTCACAGTTAAATATAATATTAGGGTCAGGTGCGTTATCCATGAGTAAACCACAAGCTCTCTGAATTCCTTCTGCGCTACTGTTTAGTCTGTAAACCATGCTTTTAGGAAAATTAAACGCATCAACAACCGTACTTCCATCTTTGAATTTTTGCGATATGTACAAAAACCACCCATTCGGATGTTCCTCGCCCGTGGACACAATACATCCGCCTATACTTTCATTAATGCTATGAACATGTCTACAGCTTAATGGTGTATCATACGAACCTATATATATTTTAAGTTGGAAAGTATCGTCTGATAATTTCGTTACGCTATAAACATTTTGTTTGAAACCTTGTGCGGTAAACTCATCACATGTCAACGCTTGCCAATTAGCGTCTTGCGCTGTTCCTGTAAATAAAATTATATCTCCGTTTTGCAACCCATGAGCAGGAGCTGTTACAATTGTTTCAGTACCTTTCGTTATCGTAGTCAATGTTAAATCTGCATACGTAAAAGGCTCTGCCGGTTCCTTGTCGCTTTCGCTAGGATAAATCATATTCACCTTTTTAAGAGATAGCCCCCCCGTATATTCAGCAAACAAATTAGTATTAACAGGGTTAGGCAAAAGAGCCAATCTATCTATAAAATCATAAAACAGCACCCAGTTTGCACCTCCGTCAGTAGACATCCACACGCCTATGCGTTCGCCCGTGGTCAAGTAACTGCCCCAGAGAACCATTTTTTTAGTACGGCAAAGCGGACCTAAATACGTGAAATTTGGCTTCTCTTGATATTCTATAAACGTATGACCGCTTTCGGTTATAGTTGCATTTCTATCATATCGCTCATCGGAAAGTGTCGGGTCAAATCTATGAAGCGGAGAAACCTCCTCCAAAGTTTTAACAGGTATCTTTCGTTTGGTATTTCTCATTTCCCAAAATTTAGATTTAGCCCAATCAGAAATACCCCCACCATTAGCATAATTGTGGTACACGGCACCATTACCCAATACGATATTAACCCTCGTGCTTACGGTAGTGTTACGCTTATTTACGTCATACGGTATAAGCCTTGCTATAGCCACACCTGTCCCTTCCGCATCTACTGCCGACTGAGCCGAAATAAGTTGCCTTGGGTTGTTTAGGTCAGAAAGATAAATGCCTGTATTAAACCGGTCTACTGTCAAGCCATTCCAAGCGTCCATAAAAGTTCCTTTTTTAACAAACTTGAAATTCTCACCCTCTAACAATATATCCTCGTCTTTTTCAACTATATCGCGTTTTGGTATTTCATCAACGAACCCTTGTGTGTATATAATCCCTTGTAACTCCGGGTCGTTTAGACCAACCCCAATACTAACGGATTGCGCATCGCATTGATACAAATCAATATACGTGTCTCTGTTTGCTGACAAATACACTTGACCATTACCGTAACTTACTTGCTTCCCAGTACTCACATCATAAGAAGCAGGGTAAACAACTTGCCCTTGGGAATCGGCTACCCTTACAAAGTAATGAGAAGAAGCAGACCCTCCCGTAAACAAATTAAAAGCTAAAAGCATATATCTTTTTTTAGGCAGAACAGGGTAGACAATAGACCCTATGCTGTTCGTGCCGTCTATTCTTCTTGTTTGATTAGCCGACGTATCGAAAGCGGATTTATTTTTTATATAATCCAGAGCGGTAAATTTTTCAGAATACATTGTGTACGAAATCGTAATGTCCGCACCTACACTCTCCCCATTTTTGAATATAGCAAACGCTATCCTATCATAACTCTTGGTATCCACAAAAATTGTAAACTGCCCACTCGTGCGACAAGTGAATATATTATTAGGTAACAATTTACCATCGCTATCCATTACCTCCGGGTTATTTGCATCCCCGTAAAATGCCCCCTGACGAGATATTTGGACAAAAGTATTGGGCTCTGTCACCTCTTGAACAAATACAGTAACCTCTATAAATGACGCATACTTAGCATTTATATAAAAAGATTGCCTCTCATCAACTATACCCGTGAAAAGTTGGTACTTTTTATTAGTGGCATTTTTCGCCACTATAACATTTGATTGTATCATATTTCTGAAATTATAAAGTTTGGATAATTTGTAATTTGATTATTTGAATTAAAAGTAACTGGTGGTTGGGTTACCGTAACACCATTTTCAATAGAAGTCGCCACAAAAGAAGTAAAGGTTAAATTTTCTTCATTCCAATTGTTAAAAATAACAACCCCAGAACTTCCATCATTCCAAATAACATTTGATTGCTTTATTGCGTCATTCTCATACACGGGTGCACCCACATATCTAAAAGATTCCAATTTCAAAGATGACCCCACCCCAATTAATACCACCTTAAAATTATTCTTAGCATTAACGCCACATGTCACACGATAATATTTAGCCTCAACTGGTACATCGAAAATCTCGTCAAAAATCTCCCTATTAGATTCTGGCACAACCAAAACCATAGAACTGGGTGACGTTCCGCTATAAAAAGCCAGCCTAGTGAGGGAGGTTCCGAAACGCCCAAAATAATGAAGCTTCTTAGCTCCATATAAAGGCATAAAATCCAATGTTGCAGAGTATGCAGACGGACTAGTAGTAAGTGATCCACCAAAATTATTTATATAATACCCATCTGTTAATGTCGGCTTTGTTTCTAAATCAATATCCTCTCCAAGAACAAATTTTATTAAGTCGTTTTTAACATTTTTGATATTATCATTTAGGGTATCATCAACCTCTTTCAGCGTTTTGACCGTTTCCAATTCACTATACCCATGTGCCGCCTTAAGATTCACTTCGCCCGCTAATTGAACTATTTCGTCTTCAACCTGCTTCAATGTTTTGTCGCTACCTCCTTTATCTACCTTGCTACTTAATGCCTCTGCATTTGTATAGGTAGCAGCTTCTGTTATTATTGTTGTAGTTGAACCGTCAGATTTTGAAAAAGTGGGAACTGGATAAGACACGCCGGATCCGTCGGTTAATAAACGAAGAACTGGGCGCGTACCGTCATAGGCAACGGTAGTTACTTGTTTGCTGTCTTTTCCATCAATACCATCTAGGCCATCTTGACCTTTAACAGACCCTATATCAACATAATCAAGTACTGATTCAGACCAAACATATAGGTTTTCACCAACTAAATAATTATTGCCGGAAATTCCAGGGCGTGGAAGTAGATCAACAGAAGTAAATAAATCTTTTATGGGCATCCCAGCAAGTATAGAGAGATCCTTAAGTTTCTCAAAATTCCTATTTAATGCACCACGAACCTCCGCACCGGTTCCGCTCTGTCCGTCCCAAGGTTGTATTTGTTCTAATTCTAAAGCCATATTTTTAAGTATTTAGTTATTTAATGATCTTACTTTGAAAAATTCACCCTCAAAAACGTCACCCATACCATTGGAGTCAATTGTTTTTTCAAACTGATAAGCGATATAATATTCTCCGTGAATAAGAAAAATGTTGGTGATATCTAATTTTTTCATGGGTCTAAAAAAACGGAATCTATATTTCTTCGTCGTATCAATATCCGGTTCCTTCAGGTATATTTCATCATTCAGGTATTGTAACGACAAAGGATTCAACCCTTCGGGCACTGTCGCCAGCAACGTATGATAGTTATCACCTTCGGGATGAACACCCGATATCGACCGTGTAAACGGTTCGGGCATTCCGTCAAAGGTTTGCGATATTGAAAGCCCGCGCAATACAGTTTGTTTATTCCCTGCATACAAAGCGATCTGCATGACGTTTGATGTGGTTGTTTCTTTCGAAACCAGCGAAGGATCCTGAACAGCTTGTTCAACAGTAAACACTACTTTATTATCGTTCAAGAAAACTTCATTGTAAATTGTATTTCTCACTACGGGAACCATTACATAAATGTAACTGTCCATATTATTGCTCGTCCGGGTGCGGATATAAAATTTCTTCAACTGCATTTCGGCAGGAATAATATCAAGGAACTCATCTATATCACGGTTTACACTTCTGTTTATGAGTGCTGGATAATCATTCACTATGAGTGGATTTCCATCTTTTTTTATGAATAAAAGGTGAAAGCTTATCGCTTCGGAATCGGCATAGTAAAACTTAGAATCTACCCCGGTACTTTTTATGGCCGTTAAAATATTTTGTAGTGAGGCCCCGCTTACACCTACAGAACTGAATGACGTGCGAACGATATCATTTATTTTAGCATACTTGTATAAATCCGTATCCGGCAAATTATAATCGATATTTCTCTCCCTGTTCATCACGGGGTCCATGGTTTCTGGTTCGCCCGTAAAGTCGTCTAAAACTTCCAGTTCAGTGATAATAGGATTTTCATAATTCGTATGATTGTAAACTACATTTACAACTCGGGTAACATCGTTAAAAATAAATCGGCAGTTTTGCCATATCTGAATTTGCTCAATAAAATACCTCACCGTCCAGTCAGGAAGCATATCGGCAAATTTCAACGAAGTGGAATTATTAACGATATAGCAATATTTATAAACCGGATGATTCGCAATATCATTGACGCCTAAAGTAAAGCCAAGCGCTTCGATAACCTTTTTAATGATGGCAGATAAATACGGTTGTGGTCGATAATCTTCCATAGCAAGAGTTAGATTGCCTATTCCGAACATCCCCGATGTATTCACCGGATTTCCATCTAATCCATACGTCAATTTTAAATTTGTTCCATCCAACACATACGTGTATCGGTTAATAAGATCACCGTAAGACAATTCAAAAAAGAACGGGATTGTCAGTTCGGCATCATAAGCCATCAGTAGTTGAAAATCAACTTCCGGATAAGTTTTGTCTAAATTGGCAACGATGTTCTGTTTATCAATAGCCGCTGTTCCCAGGTTTAACTCTCTCAGTTTGCGTTTTTCATCGATAGCATGTGAAAATATACTGTTTTTAAAAAGTAATTGCAGTTTTACCGATTCATCCGAGAACTCCAGAATAACGCATCTACCGTATTTTACCGACACATCAATGTGCAACCTGCACGGAAGGCTTGAAGCAACATCCATAGTTGAATTAGCACGCTGAAGATAGCCGAATATATATGCGTTTGATGGCTCCAATAACGAGACATCCACATCAAGCGATGTTTCGCCGATGGGATTTACAAACGGGTTTCCCTCAATAACTTCAGTTGTGAAATTTTCGGGAAGTGTCACTTGCTCGTCATTTACCCAAAGTTCAGTCATAAATTAAAATCCTTGATGTCAAAACTCACGCTTAATCCGTTCCAGCCACCAAACTCCTGAAATTCGAATTCAGTATGGAAAGCTTTTGCCAATTCAGTATCTTCGTTACAGAAATCTCTACCCATCAGCCTGTTCATCAAACGCATTTTTAATAGTGAAGTAAGTCGCTGCATTGCGTTATAATGATCCAGCTCCTGTTCATCCGTGAATTGTCCGGGATCAATTTTCTCGATCACATAAAACAACATTTTGTTGTCCTCGCTGTAATTGTCGCTATCCATGATCACTGAATCGATTGATGGCATTTTAAATGCCAGAGAAACACCAGGCTTATCACCCAGTTTTTTCACCAAGTGCTTTTCGGTAGGCGATACAATTACCCTTTGGATACTGAATCGTTTCGAGTCTGCAGATAATTCGGCATTCACTTCTGTAGCCACTTCACTGAAAAGAATTTTAAGAGATTTAATTTCTATCATTTTTCTTAAGCCGGTCGACGGCGTTTTTATCGTGCAACAGTTTCAATAATATTGGAAACAACATAGTGTCATCCGTTTTATCAGCATTTCCAAAAGTTCCCGTATCTGCCAATGTGAATACAATACTCATTAGCCCGATGTTAGTAACAGGCTTTGTGTCTTCGTCTATAGCAGATCGCTCAAACAGTGATTCAAATGAAACGGTATTACCGTCCATAATAAACTCACCCCCTTCAATCAAGTATCGATTAAAGTTCGCAAACCAGACGTAAATGCCCCATTTCAGGTATTCAGGTACTTTTTTCATGTTTTCAGCGTAGTGTTGCACCTGGTGTTTATTAAATTTCTCCCGGTAATTGCCGTCAAACCCCGGATTGCACCATCCTTTTGTCGGCTTACGGTACAGAACGCCGCAAAGAGCGTCGAGATAAAAGTTTTCGCGTTCTGTGGTGTACTTGTTCATTAGATCAACGGCAAGCCTGTATTCGCCAAATGTAAGATCATTACCGTGTGGTTGCGGGCCTTTGTATCCATCAATATCCGGAATCAGATTTTCTGTTGTCTCAAATGCAAATTGATAATTTCCGTCAACATCCCTGACGAAGATCCATTCCAATTTTTCTGCAACTTCGGTAACCAACTTAAAATATTGAGTCCTTTTATCGAGTGTGAAGAACTGCTTTTCACCCAGTAACCGGTCGGCAAATTTCTTAAGCACATCGTTAATGGTAATCTTATCTGGCTCCGAATTGTAAACCAACTTTAACAGGTATTCGAAATCGTTTTGTTTAATTTCTTCCCAGTACTCAGGTATGTTTATAAATTTAGCCACTTATCAGCGTTTGAATCGTTTATACATAATAAATCCAACAGTTAACAGCAAACAGCCAATAACCAACATAATCCAAAACATTTCAAAGCCTTGTACGGGACGTGTGTCAGTTATGGATTTATCGGCAACGGATCGTTCAATTACCGAATCTTTATTGCTTACCGTAATCGTCTCCAATCCATTTACGGAAACAACAGATCCCTGTCCTCGATAAGTCCGTCCAGTCCCGGTTTGCGACGATATACTTTCTCTGACAATCGTTCGTACTCGTCCAATGCTGTCGAGATGAATTGTTTCGCGATCTGTTGTTTCCTGTACGCTGATCGTTTCATCCATATTTGTCTCAGTCTTGATAACCGTACTTGACGTGTCTGTTTTCGCTGCGTATGTATTCGAAGTTGCCTGCTTGCTTTCTGATTCAACAATATTTCTCTTTGTCTTACAGCCGCCAAGTATAATAGCGAAACAAAAGCAGCCAATAACAAGCACAAATACATTTTTATTCTTGTATCCATTCTTCATATGATTTCTATTTCAGTTTTTTTACCACTTAATAATTTTACCAAATATTCTTCGTAATGTGTTGAATTCATAACCATTCCTTTTACTTTGTTTTCGCCAACCAGAATGCACCCGGAAGTGTTACCTGGGGTATTGCCCCGATGAATACGGATACCGGTGAAGTAGGGAACTCCAAGCAGCAATGGCAGATTACGTTTGAATTTGGGAGAATAGGTAATACGCACTTCATACTTTCCGTCAGGAATAGCAGTTTCATGCATTACTTTTTTTTCTATAGGCAGATTTCTCACCTTGTCTTCCAAGGTGTCACAAAAATATTTCCCATCTACATAGAGTTTCCCGATGGTGTATTTTTCGCCTTTGAAAATACGGACTAACAACAGTTTAATCATTTTGTCAACAAATTATTTTTGAATTCAATAAAAATAGTATCGTAAGCAGCTCTTATATTTGTTCGTGTTCGACTTTTGTTTTTATCATAAATTTCAGGGAAAGCAGTGTCAGTAATTATATCAATCCAAGTTATGTCTGTATAATAATCTACAGAGTGCCCACTATATGTGAAATTGGAAAAATAAAGCCTTCTGTCGTTGTGTAAGTTTGAAATGAACATCCGTAATTTACGGCGAGTTGCCGTCTCATTCTCAATGTGATTTTCAGACTGAATTCGCTCAATGATCTGAATTACATTTTCAATACTCAATTTGAAGTTATTCTCGGCTATGGCGTATAAAGCGGTTAATGTACTCAATCGAGCATTTTCAGACACCGGTTGCAAATAATCTTCGAGTCGTTTCAATGTCATGGAGAGCGCTGAGTTGTTTAGCTGATTTTGCTTTTCCATGTTCTTCGTCATTCGACGATGGGAAACAAAAAAGTAGATAATCATAATTGTGCATAAAATAATTGCGAATGCTGTAATTACAACTAAAGCACCGTAATTGGCTATGCTTTCTGCGGTTCGAAGCGCACTTTCAGCTGTTTTTGTGGCCGGGTCAATAATATCGTTCATAGTTCGATAATTTTTCCACCAAAATTACCCGCTCGGATTTGGAAAAAAAAGGACAACAAAAAAACGCCCTAAAGTCGGGCGTTTCTCATGATCTTATCATACATTTCGTTTCGTTTTCGTGATCCTCGCGGCCCACTAATTACAGTAAAGGATTCAATTGGTTCATCCAGTTTTTCAGTAAAACGATCAACACTAGCAGTTAAACGATTTAATATTACGTTTACCTGATCATCAGCCTTCCGATATGAACCAGGCGACACAGCTCTTAACTGATCCGAAACACCCAAGCGTGCACGTTCCAAAATTTGTGTAGTATTCAACATACGGATACTACCGTCTTTTTGGGCTACATCGAAAACATCCAGAAACTTTTTCACGTGTGGATTTCTAACGGCTTCGGCAGTATTTACGAACTCGTTCTTGTGAACAACACCAGCTTCATCCCGGTCATCCCCTTTATCGGTATATCCACCATCGTAATACCCCTCTTTGGCAGCATCCCTTTGTTGTTTTGCAACGGCAATCTGACTTGCGCCAAAGGCAAGGGCGGCTGCAGCTGCAATTCCACCGAGGACAGGCCCGACTACCGGAATACCCGCCATGGCTTTAAAAGCCTCCATGGCAGCTACTGCGGTGCTGGCAATAACGTTTGCGACGGTAATGATAAACTGTTTATCGGCATATTTGGCGCGAATGGCGTGAAGCTTCTTTTCTTTCTCCTCTTCTAATTGCTGAACCCGCTGACTGTTATTTCCGGCCGCCTTTATCATTTTATCGTACTTCCGCTCCACGGCCATTTCTTCGGCCTTGTTGAAATTAAGAGCAGCGTTAACTATATTTCCGGCAGTTTCGGCAATACGCGAAGCCGCAACGCCGTGTTTTTCAAGAAAATCAGTTAACCACTCAATATTCAAATCAAAAAGCTTTTGAAAAAGATCGGTATGTTCGTCGGAAATATCGTTCAATAATGCCCTTCTGCGATCTTCTAAGTCTTTTTTCCGCTGATCATCTTCTTTTTTACGGGTTTCATCGGCATCTTTACGAATAGCTTCCAGTTCTTTTTCATTTTCTTTTGCAGCGTCCTGTTCAAATTTGTAACGGCGGTTAACTTCACCGATAAGCATATCGGTAATGGCAATATCAATATTTGTTGAATCAAGACCAAATTGTTCATACAGATTTTTTCGTTTTACTAGTAGATCATGTTCCAGCGAAAACGAATCTTGATTATATTGTTCTTCGGTAATTTTCTTATCCAGCAATTTCTGTTTCAGCAACAACAATTCTTTCTGATTGAGTGCTTTCAGTTCATCTTCACGTTTCTTAACCGGATCATCTTCCATCTCCGTAACGGATGTCACTCCAAGAGTTTTATCAAGTTTTCCGCTGTCTGTATTGACTATCTTTTTAGAAACCTCAAGTTCTTTTTCTTTCTCAGCTACTAATTCACGCTGTTTTTCAATACGCTGAGTAAGCAAATTAAATTGAGCCTGATCGGAAAATCCGGCACTTGTTCCCCAGGAGGGAATATTGCCATCCTTCAATACACCCGATGGAATTGATTTATTATACAAAGCTGCCTGTTGTGCTTCTAACTCGCCAAGTATTTTTTTTTCACGCTCAAGCTGCATAGATTTAGAAAACCATGAATCATCATTGATTTGTTTATTGGAATTCAACGTCTGACCGAGTTTAGAGTATGTTTCAATCTGTTGATCAATAGCTTTAATTTCTTGTTGAATCTGAAATATTTTTCTATCGGCTAAGTTTTTTATTTCGCTGCCACCTTTTGACTTTCTTTCCTGTTGTTCAAGAATTTCAGTCTCTTTCTCTAACCGTTTAGTGAATAGATCGCCCACTTTATCGGCAACCGCTTTTTGTTTAGCATTTTCTTTAATTGCCTGCGTATACTTGTCAACAGCAATGCGAGCAGCATCTGTATTAATATTTTCTAATCTCAAATTTCCCAAATATTCCGGAGATATTTCATTTAAACGGTTAATGGCTTTGATGCGCTCGTTTTTTGAAATGCTTTCGTTTCTTGCAACGCCCAGCAACATTTCAACTTCACCACGTTCACGTCCTACACTTTCAGCTATTTTTTTATTTATCTCTACCATAGCCGAAGCCTGATCTGTGAACTTTTTGTTACGGGTAGTCAATTCATAAACAAGAATGCCGATGGCTGTAAGTCCGGCAATAACGGCTCCCCATGGATTTAAACTAAGTGTTGCCCAAAGAGCTTTTATACTACGTGTGAATTGGCCAACGTTGCGACTTCCGGCAACATATTGTAAATTTAGCGCAATCATTGAAGCCGTTTCCCGGATACTGGCAATGGTAAGTTTTATTTTCTCTACCAACGCAAGTTTTGTCCATACGGTTTGTGCTTTTAAACCAATGTTGTAAGCCAATATCAAAGCAGTCAGTTTGAAAACTATGCCGCCGTATTTATCTAACCAGTTAAAAACTTCAGGTAACACTTTAATTAAATATGTCATTATGCTGGTACTTTTCAGCAATGCGGGATTTAAACGTTCTCCCAATTCAAGGCGGGCCTCTTTAAATTCTTTTCTGGCCTTTTCCAAACGGGCCATCATGTTCTCATTCTTCACGTTATACTCCTGGGTGATCGATGTGCCTTCGGCAAAAGCATCATTTGATATCCGTTGCGCTTCATCCACTTTTTCTATATTGGTCGCAAGCGCGGACAGAACACCAACAGCCCTGGCACCATCCATTCCCATTTCTTGAAATATAGGAACAAGCTGTTTAAATCCACCTTTTTCACTAAGTGAACGTAACACCATTTTAATAGCTGTATTCGCATCGGTAGCAAGAATATCAGAAAATTTCTTTACTTCGATACCTGCTATACGGGCATATTTTGCAGGATCACCCATCATAGACATAATGAATTTCTGCAAAGCTGTTGCCGACATTTCAACAGCCTGTCCTGATTGATCGAGTGCAGAAGCGTAACCCAAAATATTTTGAAGTGAAATACCGGCTTGAGAAGCTACACCACCCAAACGTTGTGTGAAATTAACCAGATAGGCTTCACTTGCCGTACTGCTTTGTCCTAATTCGTTAATGGCTGATCCAACAGACAACATCTGTCCTTTAAGGTCCATTCTTTCCATCTCTTTGGTGGAAAGTTTAAAGACATCAATTATTTTCCCAATGTTCCGTATAGCTTCTTCGCCCAGATCTTCACCCAGAGCTACATTAATCTGGTTTCCTGCTTCCACGAAATCAAGCACGTCTTTCTTGCTACTCTTACCCAGCTTTCCGGCATCACGTGCCAACAGGTTTAATTGTTCCCGACTGGTCCGTGTATCCATCTTCTTGAATTCCTCGTTCAGATTTGTAATCTGGTCACGTGTCATTCCGGTCGTTTTCATGGCATCGGCATAATAGTCGTCCATTTGTGCAATCTCTTCAGCTATTTTACGGAAACTCATAACAGTTCCGGTGATGGTGGCGACAAAGCCTGCAACAATTGGCAAATATTTATTAAAACCATTAGCGAACTTACTTAAAGCGCTTTCTGTTTGCCTAGCATTCCCCCTTAATTCACGTAGTCGATTGTTAACATCATCGAGTTGTTTTCTATATTGCTTGTAAAGAGGGCTGTCTCCTGGTAATTGATTTAAAATGGCATTTAAATCTTTTTGTCGGTTACGAAGTTCCTTCATTGATAAACCAGTCAATCCTATTTGATTGGTCAATTTATCGTATTCAGTCCGAAGCGCTTTCACACGTGCCTCATGAGCCGAAGTATCGGCCCCTGTTTTTTGCATTTTTGTAATTTCACGGTTTAATTGGCGGACTTCTTCGTCAATTTCACGCATGCGTTTACGGGCCTGATCGTTCCCGATAACAATTTCCAGTTGTACCCTGTCAATTTTCAAACTCATATTTTCAAATCTATACGGTTGGTAATAATTTTTTTCAGGCGTGCAATTTCCTGATCAGAGAATTCATTCATCAAAACACCGATCAAACGGTTAAGACTTCCGTAAACATTCCTGCTATACCAATCAGTGTCCTTTGATTTTCTTTGCATGGTATTTTCTTTTATTCCCCAAATATCTCGATTAGTGTTCACATCCATTTTACTCTTACGTTTGTGTTTTCTGATCTCGATAAACCTTCCGTAATCAAAAAAAGATAAACGTAAACCACGTTTTGTGCCTTTTTTAAAAGTTTCATAATTCAGCACATCATGGAGGTCACCTTCATAAATTATGTTTTTTTCTTCAAGTGTATCCTGAAGTAAATCAGCAAGAAACTCTCCGTGTAGACTCAACACTTCTTCCTGAAATAAAAACTCAATATCTTCTCTCGTCGGATCAACCATACTTAATTTCTTTATTCCTGATTATCATTCCATTGACCACTATCCATCCATACTCCACCGTCATTCCACACGCCTCTCGAAAGGATCCACTCAATAAATCGCATATAATCCCATGTATCATTTTCTTCGGCAAACCGAAAGGTAAATTTTAGCGATGTATTTATACCGTGAATGCGGTTAATACTGTTCTTAGCTTCGGTAACAAAAATCTTTCGCGGCGTGCCGTTCACATACAGGTACACATCAGGACTCATAAACATATCGCGCCAGATATCGTATTCATCCCGAAGGAATATTTTCCCGCTGCTTGCCTCAAATGTTTCATTTTCCTTTTGATTCCATTTGCGTGAAATGCGGTTTACTTTTCCTTCATCGAAACTGGGATCGATATGGCGAACAATTTCACCCCGTATCTGCAACGTTTCTGCCGCGCCGAAAGCGTTCATAAAAACAAGCTGTTGCAACGTTAGGTAGTTGCTCCGATCAATCATGTATTCCACGTTTTGCGTATCGGTTCCCACCCGGTAAAAAAGACAATCATCTGCCGGAATATCCGGAAAAAACGTTTTTATCCTGGTAAACGAAGCATCGAAAGTATAAAAACCAGTAACACCGGAAATAAGCGTAACATAATCAGTACTTGCCACAGATTCTCCCGAACGGTAATACATTTTTACTCCCACGGTTTTAGTTGCATCCACGAAATACCGGGTAAGAAACTCGTTGGCGCCAACCGTGGTAACTTTCTTCAGGTACTGCGTATTAAGATAAAGATTTCCTTTAAATTCTTCTGCCGGTATATCGGACTTAATCCTGCAATAAATAATTTCGCTTGTTTTCTCTTCACCATTCACAGTAAAGGTAAAGACATCGCTCAGCTGGTTGTTTTGTCCCTGAATGATCAAGTTTATATTTTTTCGCTGCAAATACATCGACAAAATCTCGCGTAAACCTTTAATATCTGCATGCCAAAACTCATTAGTTACATAATGCTCCTGCAGGATGATTCCCGATTCTGTCGTACTCACGGAAAAATCAACTGATCTGTTTATATCCACAACAGATAAATCTGGAAACATGCTGCTTAAACTTACAGCTGGAAGCCCCTGCAACCATGGCCTGAATTTATAAATAGGATCAATTATATTTGGAGGTATTACTGGCATCTCTATTGTTTTTAGTAGATATCTGTTTAAACTTTCATGTACTTATTTGCCGGATCATTATTAGGCAGTAAAGGGAAAAGAACATTCCCTGCCGATCGCTCTTTTTTAAATTCGGCAACAGCTGCAAGTCCCTGTTTTTCTAGGTCACGTGCAAAAGCAAATATTTCTTCCATGGTTGCCGGGTTTGATGCGTTCATCGTTTGTCGATCGGCCTTGTAATTTCTTACAACCCCAAACGGAATAAGCCCCAACGGCATTCGCCTCAGTGCAATGCTCATGGTAAGCAGCGGAATAGCTGGAAGGATCCATTCTTTCAGCTCAATTTCATCTTCAGTCAATTCCGGTTCGGTTACTTTCCCGATATACTTTTCATATAATTCTTTCCCCATTGCCGGGCGAATGTATTTGCGTTCCACTTCCCTCACAAAGGGAGAAATCATCACAAAAAAACGGCTACTTCGCTCAATGGGATAATACCGGTCAAAAACGGCTGCATTATTTATCAGTTGTTTGGCCATTTCCTTTTTGGTATCCGTATTTATCCATTCCGCTATTTCATTGGCATCCATCCAGTCGATAAGCCGGTCAATACTCCGATAATAGTTTTCAAGCTGCACTTCATCATCGCGTTCAAGCTGCCATTGCCAGGGAAGTTTTTCGCTTTCGGGATCTATCTTGAATTTGCGTCCGCTGCCTTCATGGCTCAGATCGTTTTTCCGGTACATCATAAATGTGGCATAAATAGCAATGGGAAGTTGAATGCGGATCAACAATTCTTCTTCCACTTCTATTTGTTGTTCTGTAAGGCCCTCATTTTTGTTTTTGTAATACGATTCAGCTCGTCCATATACACCAGGTCCGATAATCTTTACCAGCTCTTCTTCGCTCAGGATTATGTCTTGTTCCACCTTGGTAAAATCGTTATTGGCATAATAATTTCCTGTAAGCTTTCGTAATTCTTCGTTACCTCTGTTGTCTTTGTTGAATAGCATAGTTATAAGTTTTAAATGTTATTCGTCATGCGGTTACCGGCGCTCACGTTATTTTCCTTGTTTACTGCCTGGCGATAAAGGCCCATGGCTAATTTTTTATTAGGAAAATTAAGTTGTAAAGCCCTGTTTATCGGTTCAAAAACAATATCTTCAGCTATTTGCGTATCTGCCGCGTAAAATATTTTCAGTGCATAAATCATTTGGCTGCCGCTATCACCTTTCCCGTCAATAATAATATTCGATAACGCCGGGTTCAGCCCAAATCCAGAGGTAGTAGAACTGTCCGCCAATCTTGAAATCTTTGTTTGTGCATCCACAAATTTGTCGATGTTCATTTCAATGGGTTCAATCTTCCACTCACAGCGCTCTCCACTTTCCGGATCCGTGAAATCAATGCTTTCAAAGAATTTACCCGTGTTCTTTTTCCCACTCAATACTTTGGCGATAGTTTCAGTTAACTCATCACGTAATTTTCCTAATTGAACGGCTATAAAAGCTTCATCCGCTTCAGGATTCATTTGAATAAGGATATTACGTTTTTCTTCCCAATATTCGGCAGGTTCATGAACGTGATAAGCAGCAGCAATCATGTTTTCAGTAAGGTATGCAATAATATCAGGCAAATCATTAGCCCGCTTAACCCACGGGATAGTCCCCAAAAATGACGGCACGCTATACATGCGGTGGGCAAAACTTCGTAATGAGTGGTAATCGATAGAAACGCCGTGTTTACCTGGATTCGTCAGATCATAACGGGGATATTTGTACGCATCGCGCGGTTGGTTAGCTTCAAAATCGGCCATAACTATATTCACCACATCTTCCAGGCTTTTAAACTTTCCCGGATATTCAAGTCGACAATCCGTGTTATGCAGGCAAACCATTCGCTTAACAACGGGGTGTTGGCCCAAACGGCGGCCTTTTTCAAGAATATATTTCACGAAAAAACCACTCATGTGGTTGTATTCAATAAGCGATTCACGAACAAAACGCCGATAATCCCATGTATCAAGCCATGCCTGTATTTCCGCATCTTCCGTCCACTCCTTTGTAATTTCGTTATTTTCCAGCTTTAACTGGTACAAATATGGCCCTTGCCCGTACTGCAGACCTGTTTTTCGTTGCAGAATGCCTGGGCCAAGATTGTTTTTTTCCAGTAAGTCCCGGATTTGAACCGGTAAATTATTATCGAAACCGAAAGGAATAATTTTCACGTCACCCAACACAATTGGATCTCGCTCCCAATCACCTGCCAGTTTTGCCATTTCCGGGTAAAATATGTCGCTGTCAAGTCCTGTAAGTGCATATGTTCCGGCGTTTACCTTTGCAAAACTCACTCCGCTGAAATGCTTTATTTTGTCACTCATATTGTTAATAATTAGTCAGTGGTAATTGTTAATTCAATTCTAATTTCTCGCCTTCAAATTCCATCAAAAGAGGTTGATAGCACTGTTTTGTCTCGTTCGTGTCCAAATCAACAAATTGAAGCATGTAATCCTTGTACACGTGTTTGTTGTCAGGATCCTGGGGTGCAAGCCGTGCTTTGCGCACTTCGCTTATCCCGTGACTTGTTCCACGCATTGTGCTGAAAGTCATAAAAGAAAACGAAAAGCTTTTCCCATCCTTGCTTCGTTTTCTCATTTCGGCAATAGCATCATAAACATCCATATTTTTTTTATTCAAAAATACCCGCTTACGTTTTCAGAAAAAAGGACAAACAAAAAAAGCCCTGATAGGGCGTAGTTTTCATAAAAAAACGGTATGATGCAAATCATACCGTTTGATATAAGTTGAATTTTAAATAAATATCTCTCTTCAAGAAGAAAGTAATTACATTACATTACATTACTTTCTTTTTCAATTTTTTCAATTCATGTATTCGATAATAAACAAATGCTGGGTGAACATCATTTTTTTTATTTTTTAATGAGATCAGCAAGTTTTGATTTTTCTTCACTTTCTTTCCATGATATGCATTTTGAATATCGCAATAGAAAACAAGATTCTTGCAAAACGTCAATTGCATTTCACCTTTATATTTACTCCAAAGATTATCCAGCATCGCAACATGATAATTCACCGTATCAACAATCATGTATTTCTGTTCAATCAGCAGATCAATATTCTCAACTGTCTTTTGAGCAACTGTCTTTTCCTGTTCCGTAATCATAATTTATTGCTTTTAGCAAAGTTAGTAATTATTTATAAAAAGCTGGAAAAACCATCTTTTTATCATCCATTCATCACAATCACGTGTCGGTTAATATAATCCTCTTCCGATATCTCTTCATCAATCATTGCTTCTGCATCTTCCGCGTTGTAATGGTACGACTTCCCCAAATCCCTGATCATTTCCGGCTGAATTCCTACCGTGTCGTCCAACTCAAGCGCCACTTGCAATGCCTTTTTCAGCGATGGCGCATCAATGAGGTAAAGCATCGTTATCATTGCTTTCCTCCTTTCTTCGGAATAGTTATTTCACACTCACTCATTCTTGTAAATTGATCTTTTATGTTGTATAACAGTGTTTTCGATACAAAGCAGTTAATATCTTTGTTGTCTTCTTCATCGTAAAGAATAAGCATTCTGATGGCATCTTCAATAGTCAAAGCAATTTGAATATAACTGTCATCAAACAAATCTTTCAATTTAAAAATGGGCTCAATATTTTCCAATTTTCCTGAATAAGGATTGACTACCATGATTGGATCGTAGAACTCTTTTGCTTTCATACCGCACTCCTTTCCCCGGGAACTGTTGGCAATTCACCCATTTCTACTTTTGCAATAATACCGTTTCCCCAAAAAGTAAGGTAAACCCGTTCATTCACCGTTTGCATCTCGCAACTCACGTCCTGTCCTTCAAACAACAAGGAAAAGGCATTACCCATTGTTTCTGCCACATAGCCGCAACTCTTCACTGTGCGCCGTGGTACTTCAAAATTTAAAGCTTTTTTCATACTCATATTCTTTTACATATTTTTTCCAATAATTCTCGTTCTTCATTCGACAGCATCATCACAAAATCATCGTTGCTGTACCAGTTCCCGTCTTCATCTTTTCTATCGGGTGTGAAACACCTGTCGTTTACTGTATTCACGATATCGCTGATGAGCGATAATTCGGCATGTGATAAATTGATCTGCATAATTTTTTCCTTTAATTGTAAGTTTATGATACAAATGTAACATATAGTATCACAAAACAATATCAATACGTGATATTTAACATTACTTTAACCTTTATTAAGTGATATTTAATGTTACATATATGCTGATTTAGTAACTTTGTCAAAAGAAAAAAATAATTATGTTGATTATAAAAGATATAATAAAGCAAAAAGGCTATACCATTGAAGACATAGCAAATAAAATGGAAATAAAAAGAGAAAGTCTTTCAAGAGCAATCAACGGCAATCCAACTCTCGAAACGCTCAAAAAAATAGCCGATGCGTTGGAGGTTTCCGTCCCGGAACTGTTTGCACCGGAAAACTCAACAGATTTCACGGCTTTTATTGATAACAAAGGCGAGCTGAAGCGTTTTAATTCGATAGAAGATTTAAAAAAATATTTAGAAACATCATAACAAAACCCCGAATCACTTCGGGGTTTTGTTTTATTTATCAAAAAAATAAGCTTTTATAGTTACCTCAGTTACATCATCAAATTTTATAGAATCAAATTCAGTAAACGATAATAATACAATTGCCTTATATTTATATTTTTGCAAATAAGGAAGTATTTCGTATGCAACATCATCCGGCACAAAACCGATGTGATATTTTTCGGCAATAATCTTTATGGCATAATCACTGTGTCGGTTATTTTTATCATGTTTCAATTTCACCTCTTTACCACCATATAAATATTTTGCTTCTTGTTGAGCCTCATACGTTCTATAAAATATACCTGCAACATCAAATTCAAAAGAAGTAGAATTACTGTATTCAGCATCAAATTCATTTCGTGTTTCGGTCAGTTCATTGTATGCTTTTTTTCTTCTGTCAGCTTTCTCCTGCATCAGCTTTGCATACGCCTCTTCTTGTAATTTAGATTCTTCTTCTTTTTTCTTTTCTAGTTTTTTTGTCGAATTTCCTGAAAAAATAATGGCAATTACCATTAATAAAAGAATAGTTACAATTATCCAAATCATGATATCAATATTATGGTTCAACCAACTTTGTGTTTTTTTTAATTTTAAGCAACCAGTGATAAACATTCTCATTTCCTTCCGTTATAACAAAGGCTTGAACAAACTCCCAACCCAGAGATCCCATAAAGTTCATGGCATCTACCATCGAGTTGAAAGAAACTGCCTTACCGTTTTCATCCTTAAGCAAACGATTATTCTTCCAAAAACTGTTAGCTTGTCCAAAATCAATTTCAACAATAATTTTTGTACTTAGAAATTTTCTGGTGCCAAGTAGTTCACAATACGTATATTCTACTTGTTCAATTTGCTCAGAAGTTTGAGGTACTTGATTTTCTTGAGCTATTACTCCAGAAAACAACAATAAACCGATTACAATAGATAAAATTTTTCTCATGATCATAAAATTTAAAATTGTGAATAAATGTGACTGCAATATATAAAAATAAAATAGAAGAACACCTTTTTGCCCCAGTATAATCAAAATGGTGTTCAATAAAAACCGCCCCGTTTTTCGGGGCGGCATGCAGTAGATTGCAAGAAAAAGGTGTTGAATCAGTTCTTAAAGCTCTACTGCCAATAATTCGCGTCCTAACTGGTGTAATCCCTGCTCAATCTTTTTGCGTTGCGCCGGTCGCGGTTTCTTCAGTCCCGTAGAGTATTGGTGTATCAACTTTTGATTTATTCCGGTAATCCGTTCGATGGCAGGATTGGATAATATGCCTTTATAATATTGCAAAAGGCTTTCCGCATCAAACTTATACACTAACTCATAATCACCTTTCAATGCGGCTGGTATTTGAGAATCATCAAATGTTTTAATAGTTTCTATAGCATCCAATATGGATTGTTTACACTCCTGAACAGTGTCTCCAGCGCCGTAAATTCCTTTTACATTTTGGGCGTATGCACCAAAAGAATCTGAACTTTTTTCAATTATGATTTGTATTGTCTTCATTTTATTATTTTGTTGTGGAAATAGGTTATATCCCCATTTCCTTTTTTAAACTTCTCTCTAAGCCTTTCGGTATCTCTTTTGTCCCATGATTGGGAATAGATACCGTCTGTCCGTTTTTCTCCCAAATCTCATGGCTTCCTTTTCCCCGTCTGAGAAACCGCCATCCGTTTTTTCTTGCCTGCTTTAAAAAGTCGCTGTACTTCATTTTGTATATTCTTTACTGATTCAACAGTACAAAGGTATATAAATATATACTGAATAGCAAAGAAAATAAGAAATATTTTTATGTTATAAGCATGAAAAAACCATAATAATTGACGATTTTATGAATGGAATAGCCGATTCTCGACCAATTTTTCACGTATTTTTTTTACAACATTTTGATATACAACAGAAAAACATGTAAAAACAGTGTTTTACTATGTTTTTACACGAAAGAGAGACCGCCCCGCTCTGCCCTTTACTTGCAATTACGACACTCCAAATGTCTGGGAAATGTGATTTTATGTTAATTAATGCATAGAAATTAACATATTGGTAGATGAGAGAAAAGTTCCCACCTGGCACGCATCTTTTGTATAGGAAATCCTACCTACAAATTAATTCGATTTAGGGGATAGAGAAGTAGCTGTATTTGGCCTGTTAACCAATCTCATTAATGTTTTTCTGCAAAGCAGATACTTGAATGCATCCGTGAAGTTTGTAGATTCTTTCAATAAACGATTTGTTGGAAGACTGTCTGTTTTCTTTTCCTTCACAATCTCCGATGTTCCATTACGACGTTGTTTAACCTTCGTCTTAGTATTCTCCATTTGCGTTTTAAGGTATGGACAAGTATTCCGGTCAATTAAAAGTTTAGGCAGATCTTTGTTTCTTCCGGTCATTAATTCCATCATGAAATTGTATTCGGCGTTGCTGCTGATATTTCCCTGGCCAATGGACATGAGCTGGACCGTCCAACCAGTACGTTTGCCTTCTGCGTCGATTTCGATGGCTTTTTTAAGTTGCGAAGCAACGTCTTGTTTTACTTTGCTATAGCTATTTGCTGCACGGTCATAATAAAGCTTCATGCGTTTATGACCATGAGGCTTAAAGTATTTTAGAAACTGATCTGCCAACTGGCGGATGTAGTCCGGTGGTAAGGTGTACAGCTCCTTCATTATCCGGATGGTATTCATTTTGTTTTGTGAGAGCAATAACCAAAGTGTATTACCGACATCAAGCCCGGCTTCAATAGCCATACGACTATCGAGGTACTTTAATTCCCTACAGTCAGTCTCGGATCCGAAGGGTAGGGTATCGATGTAGTCATAATTAATCCCATCATTATAGAAATGTTTTTCCGACAAAGCAGCGTAAAATCTTGCTGCGGCCGAAAGTTTCGGTATGATGGAAAGAATAGAAGCGTTAACGCCTTCCAAGCCTGCACTAAATTCGTCGTCAAACCATTCGTTTGAAAGTATATCAGCATTGACGAACGAACTAGCAATCCAAAAGAATGACGTTTGTTTGCGAAGCTTCTTCCAACGATCTTCCCAACGCTTCATGTTTCGTTCAGCCAATAATGTTTCTTTTTTGTTTCCGGAGTTCAAAGCAGAAACATATTCTTTCTTGACTTCATTAAAAATAAATCCGCAATTTAGTAAATCGAGGATCTTTTGCTTGTCGTTCTGTTTAGCCAGGTTAAAGATCCATGATGATTCCCCGATATTATTTGGATCAGGCATATCAGTTGTAAATGATATGCTCCTGTAGAACGGAGATTCCCCAAACTTTGCCTTATAGCCACGAACGGCTTTCATAATATTGGCAATTGATTTTTCAGAAAAGTATTTAACTTCATCGCCGAATAAACCGACATAAGAATTACCCGCTCCGATGGCCGGACGGTCCAAAGAAATAAATGTGAAGTTGAATCCGGTAAAAAAAACCATAGTATGTTTCCAAGATGTAACTTTGTTGTACATCTTTTTTTCCCATTCATCGGGTGGACGCTTGTTAATCACATAGTGGATATCTTCCTCCCATCCTTTGAGTCTTAGGCCCTCAAGCATTGACGGAATTATATTCTTGTGAAGGTTGGTATACGTGTCTGAAACGAAGCCGAACGGTGCTCCAGGACAGTCATAAACGGCTTCCTGGATGCGCTCTACCTGAATATCCACTGTTTTAGAGGTCCCCCGTCCGGCAATGAGCGCTAGTATGCGCGGCATCATTATGGCAAGCATTTGGGCTAGCCAATTCGAATAGCGCACTTCTATCGTTTCATTACTCAGCTTTGGTTTTCTTTTCCTGCTCATCAAACAATTCTATAAAGTCAATATCTTCAATTTCAGCTTCCATACGAAGGCGTGTTTTTTCGCTATTAGGAATTTCCATATTATCAATTCGTGCGGCCAGTAAATCACGGTTGGCACGTTCCAGTTTAATATGTTTAGGCTCCAGCGTGTAAATCTTATTGGGTTTTTTGTAAAGTTCTTCAGGTACCTTTGGCGGCTCGGGAACATCGAGTTCTTTTGCTTTATACGCTTTCATTTTCAGGTCCCCGTACACTTCCATGTCCTTGGAATCTTTTGCAGTTAGCAATACAACCTGAGCAGCACTGTTGAATTCTTCGTAAAACAAGTTTCGTAACGCTTGTTTTTCGATTCCATCATCCGCATAAAACAAATTAATGGCTTCATCGAACATAAGCCTGGCACGACGGTAAGTTATGTTTAACGGCGGTTTTTGAATAAAGGAAATAGCATTTTCCTTGCCGTACTTCCTGCGAAGATTATTCAGCAAGTAAAGAGCATCCAGGTATTCCTGTGCTGTTTTCGATAACTCTTCTTTACTTCCTCCCTGGATGTAGTCTTGCAGTTCATTGAAATACGACTTTTTAAAATCCGCCATAGATTACTTCGTTTTTCATTTTTTCGAATTCAACCTGACGACGCAATTTATCGAGCCGTTGGGCCTGTGTAGCATTGTCTGCAGCATCTGTAACCATATCAATGCCGTCTTTTGCCTGGTAAAATAGCACACCACGATCATAATGATATTTAAGTACACTTTCAATCTGCATGAAATAGTACATGAATTCGTGTTTGTTTATGTTATAAAACATAGCCAATTTTTCAGGCGTATATCCGATAAAAGCAAGTTTTTCATATTCCTGCCAGTTAATTTTACTCATCCAGTCCGGTGCGTTTCTATCGTCCCAAGTTGCCTGCTTTATGATTTCTGAACTCATATAATTTTTCAGATTTGTAAAATAAATATTGTTCTATTTGTGCGTTTTCCCCAAAGTTTCCGGAACCTTCCGAAACGAATTTACCGATATCGGTTGCCATGCAGGAAATTTTCCGGTGCGTCCAGGCATAAGTTATTAACCAGTTTCGTTCGGCAACCATTTGTTCAAGAAGCCTATGCGTGGATACGCTTCTGTATTTTATCGATTCTCCGATCTCAATATCCACGTTCGCCAGCAGCCCTTTGTCCTGAAACCGGCATAAGGCGTTAATGATGCGCGAGTTTATGGAATAAGTTGCAATGAACAAGTTATTTATCCTTCCGGCGTTATTAATCACGTACGGAATAAATGTAAAAGCGCTCACGCTTTTGCGGGTTTCAATAAAAAAGAACTCATTTTCTTCCGGTAATCGTCCGATAAGGTCCTTCAGATTGTTTAAGCGAATTGTTTCGATACGCTCAAAGCGTGCTGAGAAATGTTTCGCGTAACGTTTTTTGTTTTCGATATCATCGAGCCGGAAATATTTGTTCATGAAAGCAATCGTTGCACTTCAGCCAGTTCGGCCTGTTTTTCTTTCAATCTGTTTTTTCGTTCATTCTCCAGGTGTGGTTTATCTTCTTTTTTCAATTCAGACTCAATTCTCCAGATGTTGTGATTAAGCGCAATTTCTTTTTTTACCAATTCGCGAACACTTAGTTGGCGAATACCTTCCATTTTTCGGTAATGAGCGAAAACGGGATGATTACCCAATACCCTTCCGTATTTTTTGTAGTGGTCAAGCTCTGCATATATCATCCGGTTTTCGTGATAATTACTCATCAGTTGGTTGGCGGTTTCGGCGCATTCTTCGAGCGATGCCACCGAGAAGAGTTTTTCATGAAGTTGCCGGTACTGGTAAAACGAAGAGAATTTATCGGTAACCAGCGCCTTTAATTCAATCGGGCAATTCGGAGCGTTCAAAAAAGGAAATTCGTCGCGGAAAGCGATTGTCTTTCGGTGCGAATCCTTTTTTGCCGTTTTTGGTTTAATGTTCAAGCCGGACAAGTTGCTTAGCCTGGCGAAGATCTTCGATCTGAATTTCGCGGGGTTTGTTTTAACAAGCCGCACGAAAATCAGATCAGAACAATACTTTTCCAGCAACATCACGCCTTCAAAAACGTCGGCTCCTGAATTGATCCACGATTGAATTTCTTCTTTCATTCTTTTGCGTCGGCAATTTCATTGAAAAAATCCAGAACGGCATCCAGCGATTTAGCCGAAACGGCAAACCAACGCTTTCTTTGCAATTGCGCTTTCAGCACGTCGTGCGACGGCTTTTCGCTAACAACAGGAAGCGTGAAGCTGTCGTTTTGCCAATCTGTGAGAATTGGTTTGAATTGACTGAAAAAACGATTGAAATACACGCTTAAGAAATCTACTTCGTTAAAATCAACGCTCTGATTTTCTTCAATAAGCTGAACAATTTTGCTTCTTTCCAAAACAACCGGCGTTTTCGTGCGGAAGTCTGTAACAGGTAGGTTGCTGTCTTTCAGCACGCGGATTGTTTTGTCATTCAGGCTTACACGGGGTTGCGCTTTAAGCACTTCTAAATCTGCCATGGTGAATGGCGAAACGGAAATAATATTATCCAAAAGGATAATTTTTTCGGTTTCGTAGTCGGCAATCAGTTCAAGAAGCAAATCGAAAACTGATTTATCTTCGCTGGGGTATCTTACAACCAAAGCTTCAATGTCTTCATTGAAGTTTTCTACAAAGTTTTTACTTGCCACTTCTGCAAATTTTGAATTGTATGCAACGAGCATAACAATAGGCAAATGTTTTTTATATTCAGAAAAAAAACCACTTCCAAGCGTATCATTCAATTCAGGTGTTTCATTCACTTCAGGCGTTTCATTTATTTCCTGAATTACTTTCGGTTCAGAAATTTCCACGTTTTTAACTGTCTTTTTTGTTTCTTTTTTACTCATGAGAAAATAATTTTATAAAATTAAATTGCGTTACAAATTTGCAATTGCAAACCCGAAAATAAAAGGACAATAAAAAAACCGCCACAATGGGCGGTTTTCAGGAATATGAAAATAACCTACACACCAGGATCAGCGGGAACTGTTAATTCAAGATATGTGTTTAAATCTGCGTTATCCGTGACCGGAATCAGATTCTTGGCAATGTGTCCCAAAGCCGGGCCAATCATTTGAGAAACAAGCTGAATGGTATGCTTTGAAGCTTCGGCATTGTCTTGTGTCGTATCTGACAGTACCAATGGGGAACACGGAGTTCCGGCAATCCGGCATTTACCGGTACCGCAAGCAACGGTTATCGCTCCCAATTCTTCGTTTACAATGTTTTCTACCAGTTCATCCATTTCCAGTTCGTTACCAGGACTTTCGAAATCCACGTGATGCAGGAAGCCTTTGCTTCCGTCGTCACCGCTTGTTTCATGGTACGGGTGAATGGATTTATTGGATGCGTAAACAGCAATAGGGGTTTTCCCTTCTTTCATCGCGAACGTAGTAACGTTCACACCTTTGTCGTCGCGCTCATAGCTCGCAACATCTTCCCAACGGAACAGGATCACGTAGAATTTCTTCGGTGTAGGTCTGCCTTGGTTAGGATTTTTTTTCGGTACAGAAACTAATGAATATGGCATAGTTATAAATTTTTAGAGTGAATAAAATAGGTTTATGAAACCGAAAGGGGTAAAACTCCTTCCGGTTATTCATTGTTTACGCACCGGGCTCAGCTTCAGGTGGCAAATAAGCAAAAATTGCTTCTTTCATCGCAAATCCGGTTCCTTTTCTGAATTCAATAAATACTTTCACATCGTAGTTCTGCACTTGCATGTAAACTTTTGCCTCGCGATGATCTCGACTCATTAGGTGTTTGAAATTCACTTTCGGTGTTAGGAAGAAAGCTTTGCTTCCTATCATCCCTTCCATTGGCACAAAATAGAAGTTGGTGAAATCCACACGGTTTTCGTTTTTGTCCTCGTTTTTCGTGTTTGGATATTTCGTCTGGTAAGCACGATTGTACATGCGGATCAGGTCTGGATCGGCATGTATAGCCATCCGTTTATTCCGATATTTGGGTGCAACTGCATCAACGGCCGATTCAACGGAAGCAACAATATTCTCAGCGGTCAGTGTAACACCATCAAGTAACCAGGTAACGCTTGCATCAGCTGCGGCTTTCAAGTCTTTCAGGATAGTCAGGTATCCGTCCATGCTATCAACAACAGCGGTTTCAGGGGCTGCAGTTCCGTCACCGGCTGGAACGAATTCCTTGAAGTCACCAATAGCCATGGCAGTTTCCAAATCTTCTGAAAGTTTAGGAAGAATCAAACCGTCAACAATGTATTTAACGATCGGCATTTTGTCCGGTGTTAAATTCTCATCATACAAATAACCGATGTATTGGTCAATGATATCGGCCGGCTTAATCGGCTGGTTAACTTTAAGAATGAAATTCTTGATTGTGATGGGTGAGAATTTTACTTTACCTGTAGGCGTCCAATATGGAACAAATTGTTGCAAAACAGAATCTATTTCGGCTTGCGATGCGCGCCATTCTGATTTATCGGTTACAACCGTGGTCATGTGGTCGGTACAAGTCAGATCGTTGGTGATCTTACGCAGGATCTCAAGTTTCTCAGAAGAAACATACTTGCCAAATTCGGCCTGAAGTTCCGATGTGTCGATGGTTGTATCTGTTGAATACATGGCCGAAACATCGCCTTTGAAATAGGCATCAATCACGCGATTGTGCACTAAACTCATGTTGGGTTTGAATGCTGTTTTCACTCCTTGTCCTTGTAATTTTACGTGAACGGGGTTGTCTTTTTCTTCCTCTTTTGTAAGAATATCAATTTTTCCCTGCAAATCGGCTTTATCTTTCAAAGCGGCATCAAAATCCGCTTTTATTTTTGTCAACTGGTTTTTCAACTCAGTCATTTCGGTTGATTTCCCGTCTACGGGACCGTCTTTTTCCGCTTCCGCCAAATCTTGTTCGAATTTAGTGACGAATTTGTCACCATATTCGTCCGTCAATTTAGCCTTCATATCATCGGTGAGAAAGCTTTTACCTTCCTTGTTGACTGGAAGATGGCTCATTCCGAAGATCGAGAGTACAACTGCTAAAATTTGCTTGAACATACTGTTAAATTTTAATGGTTAGTGTAATTATTGATTAATAGCTTTTTACGCAATTCCTGCGCGCGTTTCAACGTGTAGTTTAAATCGCCAATAGCGTTGATTATTTTGTTATCCAGCGCGTCGGCGGCATAGAATGTTTTTCCGGAAAGAATTCCTTCGGTTTCGGTTTTCAGTCCCGGGATGTTTTCTTTGATGGTTTCCTGAAATTTAAGCGCGAGCGGATCCAGCATTTCAGTTTTTATCAAATCGTATTTTCCCTGCAAAGCGAGCTCTAATGGCTGATTTTTATGTTCGCTCAGGTTTGAATAAACCCGGTGTTCGGTTATTCCCAGATTCTCGTTGCGTTTCTGATAGTCTTTAAAAGACATCATCACACCTACAGAGCCGAATTCTGCCGAAATTTCATTAGCTGCGTGAATTTCGTCGCAATACGAAGCAACGAATAATGCTGCAGATGCACATAAATCGCACGAAGCAAGTACCGGCTTGTTATTGACTTGTGCCAGCCTGATAGCTTCAACCAACGGCGCAATGGCGTCAACCGAACCGCCGCCGGAATCGATATCGAGCACAATGCTTCCTATTTTTTTGTGCATAGCAGCTTCACGAATGGCCGCTGCAATTTCGGTAGTTCCGTAACTGCAAAGCGTGCCATACTTAAGCATGGTGCCTTCAATAGAATAAATGGCGGTTGAATTTTCGGGGATATCTTCCGGGATGGAAGATGTAAGTTGTGAATCGTTACCCGTGGAAACGGAAAACGCAAGCGGTTTATTGTCCGATAAAATGGCGGTTTCACCTGCAAACTGGCGAGCCAAAATTTTGTCGATCAGCTCGCTTGTTTCAATGTCTAAGCGGTGATCAATAAACCATTTTCCCCGTAGAAGTGTGGTAATAAGATAATTCGATTTCATCGTAAACGCGTTTATTGTGCAAGTTTACGATGAAATCTGTGTGGCTAAAAGGACGTTAGTTTTTTGGTTTTCTCAGCGGATAGATGTTTAGATACCAGCGTTAGCGAAGCGATAACGCCTGCCGATTCTTCCGATAAAATAACCGGATTGTCCCGGGTTCCCATAATCCGGCTTTCATCGTTGGAATAATCCAACCGGATGATAAGCTGTTTGCCTACCAACCTGGTGATCTCATTGTCCATATCTGTGTTTTTTCCTTTCAGTACAACAGAAAGTTCCTGTTCGATCATTTCACCGGCAAGCAGTTCGTTTTCTTTCAGTTCGGCGGTTTGCATCGGTAAATTTATCCACGATGCCAATACCTGGATGTTTTTATTCCCCGGAATATCGGTGATCGTACATTCGTTGTAAGGGCAATAATAAAATTTGCAAATATGTGCCCTTCTGTCGTTGTTTGTTCTGTTCATAACAAAAGTGAGTTTTTAAACTCCGTTAAGTGATTGATTTTTCACATATTGGAGATAATTTTTTATTCAATAAATTATAGATGCTGAAATTTCGTCAGCGATACTTTTTTTGAATCGCCACCGGTTACGGTAATCCAATTTTTTTATTCGATCGAACGTAAGCTTGTTATGTTTGATATTATAATAAGTCAGAATGGCTTCAATGATTTGTTTCTGCTTATAACCGTAATCGTAACCTATAGAAAAAAAATCTCGTATACGTCGGTCAAACTCCGAGTCAAGATATGTTTGTATCTGAGTTTGACGCCAGGCAGGAATATATAGAAAATTATTTTGAGTAATGTACTTTGTATCTCGTTGGATGGGAAGATAAAGTTTTATCGGGTTTTTAATTTCAGCGCGTGCATAATTCAGAGGTTTATCGCTCAGTGTCCACATTGAATTTATGTAGCGGCCTATCGCATGACGATCAGTAAGCAAGATGGATCCATCTTCATAAAATTCAAATTCGTGACGCAAGAAATCTTGCAACACAGGATCTAAATCAATGATAATGTAAGGTTTATTTTCGCTCATTATTTAAAAAATTGAAAATGTATTAAAAATAATTTCAAAAGATAATTTTTTTCCCACTACACGCTACATTTGCATTAACATACTGAAAGATATGTATTTATGTTGTATTAAGCAAATTTTATAACAACTATTTGTAGTAACTTTGTAGTAACTTATTAAAACAGGTTACTACATATGCAAATTAAATACTGATAAGCATTTGACACTTGTTTGTAGTAGGTAGCGACGTTTCTCGGAAGAAAAAATATTTATATACACAAAAAAAATATATAAGATAGTTAATATATTGATATATAAATAGTTATATATTTTCGTGTATGTCATGTACCCATATGCATCCATATCATATATGCATTAAAAATTAAACTTTATAAAATATCTGTACTGGGGATAGATCTTGTTCGGTATACGCTTTGATTGGTTTCTGAATCCTGCTGCAGTCATTGCTGAACCCATTTTGGTGGGGGTAATTTTCGCCGCGTCCGCTGAAATAATCTTTCGGTTCTTTCTCAAGTGATTAATAATATCACTGGCAGTGTACCAGCCGGCCTCCGGGTCGTCTTCGTCTTCGGGTTGTAGAATGTATAGGTTCACGTATTTGGCTTCGTCTGTCTGGACCTGGTAGCGTTCGTTATACTCCTGGAGTTCCTGAATCTCTTCGTCACTGAATTCTGCGTTAAACTCTGTCTCTTCATACAAGAGTAACGCTTCGGCCCACATCTGATCTACTTTAACACGCTGAGAGTATCGTTTATCGATCCTATCAACCTCAATTGTTCCGTATCTACTCGTACCGTGGTTTAGCGTCAG